ACAACCATTTCTGTATTAGCATCTACCTCGGCTTTGGTCGCTCCTTCCGGCATGAGTATAACTTGAGATCGATCAATATATCGTGTTTTTAAAAACATTGAATCAATCTCATGCCAATCTTCCGGTTTGGTAATAACAAACTTGAACCAAGAATTACGGTAACTGGCAGCGTCTACAATGATTAAGGGATTGTACCTCTTCTGAAAAGGATTTCCACTGCTATCAAGTTTTGGAGAATTATTCCAACAATCAATGTACTGAGACATCACGCTGGTTGGGAATAAACTACACTCATTTTCAATTTCTGTGTAGGGTTTGAAGTGAAAACGCTTTTGAAACTGATACAAAAATTCTACCAAATGATCTTGTTGCAGTAATGGACTACCTCCGGTAAGGACAAGATGTTGTCCATTTTTTAGACTTGGTATGATTAGACTATCCGCCATCATTGAAAATAGTTCATCAAACGTGTACGGATTACCTTGTTTCCAAACTTCAGTGGTGTCACACCATACGCAATCCAATGAGCAACCTTGTAGGCGTAAGAAAGCCGAAGGGTGTCCAAGGTTTATCCCTTCTCCTTGTATGGAGTCATAAAAGAACTCAGAAACACGAAGGTAATTTTCATGCTCTGGCCTTTTTCGCTTTTCAATAGGAAAAGCCCGTATCAATTGTTTTGCTTCAATCATGGTTCGTACCGGGCTGAGGTTTTTGGTGTCTCACTTACTTCCACTGCACATACTTCGGGATGCATTGCATGAAAAATATTGAACAGATCCCAAGCCATGTTTTCAGCGGTGGGATTGTACTGTAAGAAATCATTGAGATGTTGATGATCAAACACGTCATCAATAAACTTTTTGATGTCGTCCAATTCCCGGTAATCAACGATAAAACCTGTGTCGTTAAGTTCTTCCGCACAAAGCTCCACAGTCACCACATAATTGTGGCCGTGTACCCTGCTGCACGGGTGAGTCTCAGGCCGGCAATTAAGTTGGTGGCTTGCTGAGAAATGAAATTCTTTTCTAATTTTGTACATCTTGTCCTCCTATCTTTTGGTTAGTTATTCATCCGCTGGCATAACACCTGACATGTCTATCCACATTGGTTTTTCGATTCCCTTTTCATCAACAACCCATAAACGATGATTTTCATCATCAATACGATTGACAAGGAATCGCATAGAAAACCCTTCCGGTGTCATATCAACACCAAGTTTAGCAAAGGCGTCAGGGTTGAACTTTAATCGTTGCCGCACATAGAACTGAGATGCGTTCAGTTGCTGTTGTGTTTCCGCCTGCCGCATCTCACGAAGTTCGTCCAAGCATTCTGTCAGTAACTGCTTATTGGCCTCAGACTTTGTCGAAGCTCGTACTGACTGTAATTTGAGAATGATTTGTTCTGTACTCATATCAATTGTTTTCTGTTGCTTCCCAATTCGTGTTGAGTTTATCTTCAGTCTGTGTGTAATGTAGAGAGAACGTCTTAAAACCAAAGCCCCCGGCACGTTGCTTATCTTTCATGATTGTAAACCAAGCTTCTCCAGCGTCTGGGTTCTTCCTTGCGTGATTTGTCAATCGGAAGATATTATGGGCCATAGCCCCCATGGCCGATGCTCCCCTAAGGCCCTTTTTGCCGTCTTTACCAGAGTGGTGTAGGAGAAGGCATGCTACATCGAGCGCACGGAGATCTCTCAAGAGGGGGCTTATTTTCACGTTCCATTCGCTATTACTGTTCTCTTCCTCAAGCCCAAACAGGGTGCTAGCACTATCCAAGACAATCAACTTGTAGGTTGGGTGCTCTTTTAGCCAACGTAGAAGTTTCAATTGATTTTCACGTTTGGCAAGGTAGAACGAATCTTCTGTAGCTAACTGATACTCCGGTATTGATAAAATTTGCATACGAAAGTCACTTCGTTGCTTACCCAACCACTCAAACTGAGTAACCCTTTCTTCCATCTCTTGCTCACCTAACTCCCCGTCAACATACAAGCATCCCGTGTTATGTTTGACTTGCCAAGTACCTATATCACATTCTTCTCGATCGAACTCTTTTAGGCCAAGAAGGTACCCGATAGATATTGTCAACAACGATTTACCAGATCCGTAGTTCCCATAGATGATTGTCAACTGCCCTTCTCGTAACCAAGGTGATAAGAGCATTCGTGGTGGGTCCTTCCTGTGCCGACGTATCTGGGAAGCTGTCTTGATAAACGTTGTCAAGGAAACCCCACCTGACTCGATAGGTTTAAAACTTCTTATCAACTCTACCGCATCCTCTGTCTTACCTTCCCCTACCAAACCTTCAATGGTTTGAGACAACAAACGGAGATGTCTTTCATTGAAATACTTCTCCGTTTCGTCAAACAAGAATTGGGTATCAACACCTTCCTTGACAAACTCTTTACTCAAGGATGGAAGAATATCTTGTTCTATTTCTTCCGCAATGTCTTTTGGTATCTTATTGTCGCGAACCTTACTCAAGTAGATTGCTTCGATGCCTTTGCCAGGGGCTTCGTTATACTTGTCAAAGTACTCCCAGATCCAAGTGGCAAGTCTCTTGGCAGTGACAGACTCAAGAAGTGAGATGTTCCAAATAGGTTTGACTTTCTTTAGAAACTCTGTCGAGGTGATTAAGCCGATCAGTATCTTTCTTTCTATCATGTCTATTCTATGTAGAGGTTGCCATAGGTGTCGCGATAATATCCATCAGGGCAGAGATTATATCTGATACCGTCATCAATAACAAATTTCTTTTGTCCTGGAGAGGTCCCGTATTCTATTCTTGTCATGGCATCTTCTAATCTAATAAATTTCATGCGGAGTGAGTACCCTGACTCGATTACTGGAACATACTCACCTCCTATATTCTTGTCGTACCAATCTAAAACCTTTTCTATCCTTTCCATCTCGACACCCATTGTCTCGGATAGCTTCCTAATCTCGGTGGCCCATTGTAGAAGTATCAAGTGGGTAGGATTGATTTTCTTTTTCTTCTTTATGATGTCGCGCAACCGTATCGCGTATGGTAGGCAAGATGCTGTTCTTTCTTCCTTGGTTAGCTTTGGTTTTGGCGGTAATTCTTGTATTGTCTTTTCAAGGAAAGGAAAACCGTTTGATTTAGGCTTTCTCTTGGCGGCTACTGACACACCTTGATTAATGGAGGGGCTGCTTACTTTGTCTATATTTTTGGAAGAAATAGAAAAGGTTAGGTCTTTCTGGTCTTTATGTTTGGTACTAAAAGTACCAACAAAGACCTTACTTAAGAGTAAATATAAAAATAAATCTTTTGACACCTTGACGTTTATTGATTGCCCTTGATTTTGGGTGCGAAACCGATTGACGGTGTCGAAGATGTATCGTTCGAGTTTGCTAAAAGACTTTTGGGTGCGGAAATTGCTTGAGGGTATCTTGATATGTACATCTCCTGTTTCTTGACAAAAGTACACATCAACAGTCAAGGTAGTATCTTGTTTCTTTTCTTTAAATTTCGTTCGTTGCATGTCGCAAATTAATTGTGAAAATATCAGAAGGTTTCCCCGAGGCGGCGGGTACTCCCTTCTGATACAAACCTAAGAAAACTGGAAACAAAAATATCTTTTTCATGATCCGCCTATTCATGTTTTAGTTATCGTGCAAACAACAAATATAAAGACCGTTTTTGATATTTACAAACATATTATACGAAAAATTTTTGAGAACATTTATTCACTTGATTTTTATATAGTTGTGCCAATGAATGTTGTTCACGCAACTTTCATAATTCGGTAGTCTACCCACATAGTTCTTCCATATATCATGTGTAAAAAGCGAATTATATCAGTGTCAGTGAATGACATAGGAACCAATTCTTTCTTGAGTTTACCCTGAGGCATCGTGACGTAGACCGTCTTCTTTCTGGTGGAATTCATAGGGCATCTTCTGTTCTCATAAACACTTCATTTTCGGGTAGCGGACAGTTTTCTATCCGCTCGATATCTTCCTTGATTTTCCATTTGTGTTTCAAGGGGGTCTGCACGTCAAGCATATTTTGTGTCAAGCAAAAATGTCAATACAAATATAAGCATTATTGTTGCCATCTCTTTTAATTTTAATTTCATTGTAAATGTACAAATAATTTCCTTAATACGAAAATTTTTTCTAAGGAAAATCGTTAAAATTAATAATTTTTTTCGATATAATCCATTAATTTCTTGATATTTTCGTCTGCTTTAGAACCCATTATACCAAGGCAGGATTTAAGGAAAGATAATCTTCCCTTTTTATAGGTTGATAATGAAAGGTGATTAAATTCTAATCTTATTTTCTTTTCTGTTTCAAAGAATTTTTCGTATGGGCCAACAAAACCAGCATTATCTGCATCCCAGAAGATCTTTAGGAGAGGATCAACAGGTTTTTTCCTATATTTTGTACATTCGATCATCTCTCCAATCTTCTTAGCCATAAAGGGATCCTCTCCCTTAAATGTTTGCATGAACATTTGTAAAGATTTATCCTCATTATCCTTAAACCCTGGGATATAAACAGCATCATGAAAGAATGCTGCTAAAATAAGAGCTTCTCGATGGATAGGTAAAACAAGGCTCCTCTTCTTTTCAATATCTCGAAGAATTTGTTGAAGATGATCTACATTATGATACTTTCTCCTTGGCTCGTTCCATGCTTCTTCAAGAGAACGAATAGTAAAATTGGATAAGTATTTTTCCAAAATCCCCCTATATTGAATAAAAGGGCTCATTCTATTTTTCGTGATTAGTAATCTTAGCTTTTTCATATGATTTGTTTTACAAGATAATTGGCTTCTTCTTGTGATAACCCACCAGGGTCACCAACGATATCAACTCTAAAGGCATCAACTCCGCGAAACTTGAGTTCGGCAACAAGTTTGTTGGCTTGCTTTATTGCTTGAGGGTCGTCATCGTACATAACGGCAACCCTGGTAAAGTGTCGGGCAATCTCCCTGACTTGTCTTGCTGTAAACTCAATGCCGAAAGTGGCAAAGGAATCGTACCCGAGACGCCAGACATCAGTAGGACCCTCGACAGCGATACCTGTACTTCTCCATTTGTCTTGACGACCGTAGACAATATGTTTGTGGAAGATAACTTCGCGATCTTTGGGGCAGGTAATATATTTCCAAGGACTCTTGTTTGTGATATCCCGCGATGTAAAGCTCGCTGCCGTGTTGTCCCACAGTATAGGTATAATTATCCTATGCTTAAAAGATAAGTGATCCAGGGTAGAATAAGGACCCGTACCGACGACATTCCATTGTCGGATAATACGATCGGGATCGAAACCCCTGTCAAGTAAATATTTTCTGTGGTTCTTTTCTAAAGGTCCTGTCCCAGAGGGCATCTGGTGGGGTTTGGTAGGTGTTGCAGTGAGTTGTTCTTTAGGCTTTGCAAAGATAATACCGTATTGTTTTATCAACTCTGCCGTTTCTCCTGGGCTTACCTTTATCATCTTTGCTATTGTCGGCACGATAGGGTGCCAACCACAACGCCAACAATAATAGTGTTCATTGTGTAGATCGAAACCGAGATGGTACCCCGGGTTGCCTGTACACCAAGGGCAGGGTGAGTTTACCCAACCAGGTCGGCAATGCTTATGGCCCTCCGTCAAGTGGGAGATGCCAAAGTCATGATAAAGTTGTAGGATGTCCATTTATAAGGGTTACAGTATATTATACGAATATCAATACTATTTCATAGTCAAGAGAAAGCGGCTTCCAGATCCTCGATACCTTTCTCTATTTTGGTTTCGTTCCAACCTCTTGCAGCCATCATCTTTCGCACACGATGGTAGGCTTGGTAGGAAGGCATGCTGGCAAATTTCTTATAGGATTTCAAGACTAATTTTGCTATCTCACAAGCATCTTCTGTCAAGCCTTCCCAATAGAACTCTGGCGTCTCAGTCTCATAACGAAAGACATCTTCGTATGATTCCAAGCCGTTACCATAATATTTCCGTTGTAGTTGACAGCGATAGTCTTCTAAGTGATTCCAGATAGATCGCCAGACGTAGGTAGATATGGCACCTTTCTCCGGGGTGTAGGAGTCAAGTGCTTGTAGATAAGCGAGGGAGGCCTCTTGAAATAAATCGTCCCAGTTTTCTCGGGTTTTCTTGTGGAAGGTCCAAGCTATTTTGCGTAATAGATTCAAGTGATCCATACTAAGATATATAACCTTTTATGAGTTCTGTTAACAATGATTCCTGTGCTGTTATCTCACCGTCAAGTACGGCATCAAGTACTTTTCGTTTGCTGTCAAGTATATGTGCTAGACGTTCCTCGATGGTGTCAGGGGCAAGTAAGAAATAGATGTTGACAGAGTCTTTCTGTCCAATCCTGTGACACCGGTCTTCCGCTTGACTAAGATCACCAGGTGTCCATGGCAGTTCCAAAAAGACAACGTTGGAAGAGGCTGTCAATGTCAATCCTACCCCTGCCGCTTTTATGTTACCAACAAAGAGTCTTATCTTGTCATTGCCTTGGAAGGCCTCAACTGCTTTGTTTCGTTCGGACAGTGATACTGATCCATCAATCTTAACGGCAATCTTACCAAACTTTTGCATCAAGGCTTCTATCACAAATTTATGTACGGCAAAGACAACAAGCTTCTCTCCATTCTCTAAGAAGTCCGAGATCCAGTCAATTGACTCTGCCAGTTTACCCTGTACAGATAATTGTTTCAACGCCTCGATTTTTGCAAGGGCTTCCGCGTTTGAAGCTCTACGGGCTGCCTCCGCTCCCTTTGTTTCACGTAGGAACCCTATAAAATCTTCTTCTGCGAGGCGATAGTCCTCTCTGTTGTGTAACTGTACTGGGACAAACGATCGTACTTTAGGGGGCAACTGAGGCAGTACGTCACGCTTTAGACGTCTGATCATAACAGTACCCGTAAGGAGTTCATGTAGCTCTTGCGTATGTGATGCTCCACTGGTATCTAAACCAAAGCCATTCCACTTGGGATCACAGTACCTTTGAATGTAATATTGGGAACTGCTAAAGACTTCTGGTCTGATAAGACGTAGGGCATTGTAGGCTTCAATTGGTTTGTTGACAATTGGTGTGCCTGACAATGCTATCACATGTGGGATACCCTTGCCAAGTTTTTTGACAGCCTTCGTTCGTAGTGCTTTGTTGCTTTTATAGTAATGGCATTCGTCCGTGATAAGAACCTGTGGGCGTTTGCGTTTCAGGGTTTCAACCCATGCTGGAAGAACATCATAATTGATGATAATAATATCACCTGTTACCTTCCATGGAGTTGTACCCATCAGTATTTCCAAATTAGGTTTTGCCATCCATGTCAATACCTCTTTGGCCCAGTTCAATTTAAGGGATGCTGGTACGACAATAATGACAGGCCTTTTCTTCGGATGTGCTTCGATCCAAGCCAACGCCTGTACCGTTTTACCTAAGCCCATTTCATCCGCGACAAGAGCTCTTCCATTGTTTCTTTCAATGAAAGCTACCCCCTCCATTTGGAATGGATATAAGTTACCTTTCAGCTTCAACGGTACTTTTGCGACATTGGCTTTTTCTTCTTTCTTTTTCGTGGACAAAGTTTCCAACAGGGTGTCATCGAGGGTAAAACCCCACTCTTCCAATTGTTTGATTGTTTCTGGAAAGATAGGGGCACTCCAACATTTCTGTTCGGCATGCCATTTTCTTCCCGGCAACGTTCTAATATTGGTGAGGGTTTCAACGTCGTAAGGGAACTCAAT